GAAGTCGTTATTAGGTCGTGTGTCGGCCCCAGGTACTGACAGCGGTTGGTGGCGTGGAGGCGGTGGATCTCCTGGTAGTCCTGCTGCGGAACGTGCATATCAAACAGAAAAGTCTCGCGTTGCTCAGCTGACTGCTCAAGATCCTGAGCTTCAGCGTTACAAAAATGCTCGCAAAGCAGCTGTTGCTGCAGGCCCTGGTTCTGCTGCTGAGCAAAGCGCAGAAGACATGGGGATGCAGATGTGGGCAAAAGCAAATCCAAAACTGGCGGCAAAAGTTAAGCCTGGTCAATCGGGTTATGATGCCATCCAGCGCATGCAAGGCGTTGGTCAGATGGGCTCTCCTCTGAACTTGCCATTCGACACAAGCTCCCCACTTGGGACAACACCCCCTGCTCCTACTGCTTCTTATGACGCAGGCAAGGTTGCTCAAGGGATGGGTTTTTCCGCTGTTCCACGGAATGCTTTTGCTGGTGCTTCCGCATCTCCTTATGCAGCTTTTAGCCAAGGCCCAACACTACAAAGTGCTCCCCTTGGCGTGCCATCAGAGATGCCCAGTGCCTCATACGAAGGCGTAACAGGGATTCAACCCATGGGTTCAGCTGTTGAGAAGTTTGACCCTAAAGGTGCAGAAGCTCAAAAACTTCTAGAGATGTACAAAAACTCTATCTTTAGCGGACAACAATAATTTCACTGGCATTGCATTGCATGTAAGCCCAGCCGACTGGACACAGATCTTTGATCTACGGGGGCCAGTGTAGTTGCTTTAAACCAATGATTCTCTGCCCGAAATTTGTTAAACGAACCTTGACCTATTTGGCATCAACCCTGGTTCTACAAACCGTTTTTATCCCTGGTCTCAAGGCAAGTTCAAATTGGGTAGGAGATTGAGAAACCTATAACCATGACAACACCGCGCATTGGTACATTAAAGCCAGGAGACAGGCAGGCCGTATTTGCTTCGGCAAAACGTCTTGGTCTGGATCCATATGAGTTTGGTGCGCTTATCCACCAAGAGTCTGGGTTTAGGCCCAACGTATACGGTGGCGCCGGTGGTAATTACTACGGATTAATTCAATTTGGTGGTCCTGAACGAGCAAAGTATCTAGACAAATCCAAGCTTGGCAATTACACAATTGCTGAGCAAATGCCTGCAGTTGAACAGTTCCTTCGTGACCGTGGCTTCCAGCCCGGAAAGATGGGAATTGATCGTGCGTATGCCACCATTCTTGGCGGCAACCCCAACGTTTCTCTAACGGCAAAAGATTCGTTTGGTACTTCTGTTGCGTCTTCGATTCCCAGGTTTAAATCTGGTGGGTCTTTATACAAAGCCGCACAAGCAACTTTGGGCGACCCGCTCACCCAAACCGCGCCTGCTGCAGCACCACCGGCTCCCACTGGTAGCCAGCGTTCCGTAGAAGATATCCTCTCTTCTGCATTACGTGGCACAGCAAAACCAGAGCTTGAGAAAAGGAACAGTATTGCGGATGCGATGAAGTCTGCAGTAATGGAATCACTGCTTCCAGGGTTGCTTAATCCGGGTTCACTTAATCCCTTTGGCTTCTTGCCGTAATCACAATGTCTCGTTTTTTCAAATACGCTGACTACGATTACCTTCCCAGTGAAGCCTTAACGGTTGGCATCGGTGATAGTTTTGCGTCAGAACCCCAAGCCGAAACAGATTACCTATCCTCAAAACGGTTTAAATTTGAACCTGCGGATAGTGCTAATCTGTTCGGCCGTTTTCTGACATTGCAAAACAATCCCGAGGCCCTGGCCGAATCTAAGATGAAGTTGCCACCTAACTTCCAGGCATTTATGGCAATGTCTAGGATGGGCGGTTGACGTTAATCTTCTTGTTTTGGTTTTACATGCGGCTTGCCTTTTGCATCATGCCGCTCTTTTGAAAAAGCTTTTTCAAGTGGCCAGTTGTTGTTAAGACGTTTTTGCATTGATTGCGGGCTGATGCCAACTTCTTTTGCCCAATCGGCAATGCATTGAGTTTTCCCGTTAAACGTGTAAAGACGTGTTGCACGTTTTCCGCCACGGTTGCGAGTCTGTTCTTTATGCGTGGCCCAGCGGCAATTTTCTTTGCAATAACCTTTTTCGTTATCAATACGCTCTAGTTCTAATTTCGAATTTTCTTTTGGCCCCATGTCTTTTAAAAAGTTTTCAAAACTATTCCAATTAGGATCGTACGTGACGCCACGCCCACCATATCGCGCGTAATGCGTATTGCTTTTGTGATCGCAGCGTGATTTCATTGCCTTCCAAGAACGATACTCAGAATTGAATTTGTCATCTGCAACCCAAGCACCATGGATGATGGACGCACAAGTTTTTGAACAGAAGATTTTTCCGTTTTTTCTTAAGCGGTAACGGACGGAGGATGGCCACTTACTTGCAAAAGGTTGCCCGCATTTTGAGCAAAGAAAAATGTTGTCCATTAGAATGGGCTTACAGAACACAAGCAGCCTAGCACAAAAGGCTGAATATCGGAAGAAGTAAATGTCATCATCCTCGACGAACAAGCAACCACTGTTGGTTGATAGGCCATTATTTGATTCGGTGCGCGTGACAACGCAAACCGTGGGTAGCGCAGCATCTAATACTTTATTTGTACAAGGTGGACAAGCTCCATCTATCCTAGTGGACATGGATGCTTCCGTCAGTGAAGACAACAATAGCGGTGGTGTAGTTGATTCGATCACCGTCAGCCGCAACGATTTTTATCGCAGCGCAGATTACACGGTCAATACCACAACCTCAGGCACGCCTGTTTCCCTGGTAAGCGGACAGATTGTTTTCATCTCCTCCACAGGTGCTCTTACTGGTGCTGGCGCACCGTTTAGTGGATACGGCTATTACACATATACGGGCTCTGGTACTCTTACCGGCGTTAATAGCGCCTTGAATTACTCAGGCGGCACAACGTCTGGTTTCCTGTACAACGGCGTAGCTTATGGCAACCAACCTGCTGTTACCTTCGTCTTTTACCAGACGCGAGGAACAACTACACCAATCCCTGGCTCCGGTGACTACAAAGTTTTGTTTGCCAAAACACTCCCCGCCAACAGCGGCACAGTCGATTGCTCTGATGTGATGCCGCAACTTGCGGTACCCAACGTCAGCGCAGGCAACACCAATGGCCTTGGTACTACAGCCCCATTACGCAACAAAGGTATTTACCTTGAGCGAGGCGATCGTATTTACGTTGGTGTATTTCCGGACGGTCCTAACAGTTCTGGTTATATCCCAGGTGCCCACGTATATGCACAAGGCGGATTTTTCTAATCATGGCCCCCAAGGGTGGCGATAAATTTGGGTCTTTTGTTAACAGTGTTGACAAAGATCCTTTCCGTTTAAAACCTATTACAACTGAATTTTCTTCTGGGTCTGTACCTAACTCATTAAGTGCAATAAATAGGGAATCAGCATGGTCCCGCTGGCGACGAGGCTATGAAATTGCAACTGCTTGTTTTTATGACAACTCATACGAATATCCGTTTAGTTATGTAATCCCAGTACCAGCAGGGACTCCTGCCTCTGTGGCTGCGGTACAACCAACTATTCCAGGTGTGTTTGTAGGTTTTCCGACAAAGAACAAAGAATTTTCTATGCACTGGGCTGGAGTGCGTTTGGCGGGATCTTTGCGGTGTGATAATTTAGTTGACAAAACTACAGGCACCAGGCTTTACATTGAGCTGGTGACGGAAGATAAGGATTACTGGTACGTCAAGCTAGCCGGTAACTGGAGCACCAGTAATCCGCTACCCCCACCGTTCTATGTGGCCCTTCCAGGCGCTCCTAATGGCCTTAGAGCGATCAATGGGGAGATCCTGGAAGACCGAGTTGTTGCTATTGGTGGAGTACCGATCACCAAAGAAACTATTGACCCCGCAACGCAAAAACGCTATGGTTACACACAGGCCGTCATTGTTGAAACTTATCCATTTACCGGTATTTTAAAACTTCGCAAGGCAGGCTCAGTTGAAGTTACGCCAGATGCAACATTAATCACACCGGCAACTAAGGGACCCAGCGTTAACAGATACTTAATAACAGGCGCAAGATACTGTTGTTCTTGCCAAGATTTTACCCATCGCGAGTATTCGTTTATGACAAACCTTGGTAAAGGGACCAAACGGATATTTCCTAGAACGAGCATCGCCTCTATTAAGCCTGGAAGATATGAAAAAACAAGACTAAACGGAAAGTTAAACAACAATGCAATGACCAGCGCAACGGTTGATCGCAAAATGGACATTATTGCTCCATCTGCACAATATACAGTTCCCCCAGAAGTAAATACAGTATCCACGGTAGATTCAGATGCCACTAGAGATTTTGCAGGAGTGTTCCGCGAATTTGGGGGCACGTACTTAAGAAGCACAACAAACCCTTCAATTCCTGGTTCTAGAGCAGAAGGGATGCCTTCTTACAATGATTACACCTCGGCAAATAAACAGATAACTTCAATTACAGATTTTTGGACGCCGTTATTAGATGAGATGCGATATTGCAAACACATCTATGCACTAAAGTTTGCCGAAGGTAATTTTCCGCCTGAGCCTTCTGATTTTCCAGTTGAAGAAGGGAGCATGGTTGCGTGGGAACAAAAATTAATTGATCAAACAGAAAATGAACAACAAGAGTTGGTGGCATTGAACTTATCAAGACAGTCACTGTCAATGATGGATGTCCCCCCTTACAACTGTCAATCACCAATGATGATGCCCATGATGCAAAAACTGTTTAATATTCCCGCAAATTTTGTAATGATGAGAGGTTTTACAATGTATGACAAAGATGGCACTGCGTACAAACCATCGCTAGGGCAAAATCCGTCCTCTCTATGACAACACCAAACTTTGGCGACGTAGTAGAAACAAACTTTATTTACTCACAAGGGCAAGACGATGTTCGTAAATACGGCTTTAGCACAATACAGATAAGTGGAAGACCTACTATTTACCATGCAGGCGATGTTGTGCATCTTCCATTTGCATCGGGTGAGTTGTCAACAATTGAAGCCATAGGCTTGGCGTGGTCGGGGTATGTCAACGGCATTCCACCAGAAGATGAGTTGGTTGCACCATTAGATCGGCCACATGAATACCTACCGACCGGTCGTACAATCGGGGTAGGCACTGCTCTATTCCCAGCTCAGGGTCTAAACTGTGGATGTGGTGAAGACAACCTCAAGTCAATCACATGGTACAAAGACGATAAAAAGCTAGTAACAATTGAGTACAATCCGGCGACTTCGGAATATACTTACTTTCCAGAACCGGACCAGCTGATGCCAACGTTCTTGGCAACCAATGGCTACGACGTGCCAAGCTACCTAATTGATACCCCTGGCGTCTTAGTTGTGGGTATCCATGGTAACGGCAGATATAAGTCCGTGGTTGAATGTATGAATGGTCGACTTGATGAGCGCGTTACTTATGTCAATGGTCAGGCGCCGCAATGGTACTACAGGGGAGAGGTTTTCAACTGGACTGAAAACACTTGGTACATAATTGATAACGGCGGCATTGATTTGCCGCCTTACGACAACGCGCCGAGTCGCGGCGGATCTAATTGCACGAGCTATTTCAACGATTATAGTTCGGGTGATTCGGTCGCCTACGCTATTAAGTATTTTGACGGACCAAACAACTACCAACAAATCTGCGCTAGTGCAAACGCTATAGATTACGAACCTGTGCTACTGCGGGTTACACAGATCGACGAATACGAGCCAGACGGAGCTGGAGGAATTCTTTTGGGGGGAGAGATCTTCAACGCAATTGAAGATCTCTAGTAGGTGAGTTAATAGTATCTCCGGTAACGAGAACCCCTAGTAACCCATGACCACCTTCCTTTTTACACGGCTACTGGCTGTCTTTTAAGTTTATCCAAATGTTTGCGCACTGCACTTACATTCCACATGTAGCTATCCCTGGAGCGTGTCTCAGGAAACGCTGCGAAATGGGGCCCAAGCTTTAGAGTGCCGTCGTCCCTGTAGCGAAACAGAGTTTTCTTGTCGATGCCGAGAAGTTTTTCCGCTTGCTGAACGGAGACCCAGCCTGGATGCTTGGCCATGAAGGAGTATTGGCGTACAGGTACACCCTATGACATCTGCGAGTCTTGTCAAGCAATTTAAGAAAACTTTCATCTGTTTGCTAAACGGCGGAAACATGTCTTCAAATTAAAATAAGGTAACGGCAACCGAAGAGTATGTTCAACTGTGAGCAGGAACCCCTTTCCCTTCTCCTTGAATTAACTCCCAAATTGGCAAAAAAACGTTACCGTCAATCCATATACGACGCTTGGAATCACAAATGTGGTTATTGCGAAGAGCAAGCCACATCCCTGGACCACATCATCCCAAGGTTTCGTTCTGGCTCCAGTAACCGGAATAATCTTTTGCCTTGCTGCAAACGGTGCAACGCAAATAAAGCAAGTTCAAAAATGGAAGAATGGTATGAGCAACAAGAGTATTTTTCGGCTGAAAGATATAACAGGATCCAAGCTTGGGTTAATCAAGAAGTAATAGACCTGTTTGTTTATAATATGGAGACGGAACCTAGTACGTTTGCTGCTGGATAATGGCATTATCTTACGACCCAACAACAAAAAAATGGAATGTAACACAAGAGAAAACAGATTATCAAACTGATTTTCCAACCAATTTAGAGGTGCCAGGCACTATAAATCTTTGGGTAAAAACAAAACAAGTTCCTTATGTAATCAAAGGTCAGCAATACTACAACACCGTTGTTGAAGATACCGCCACTGGAACGACATCCCCTGGCGAAGGATGGGCCGCAGCAGGTTCTATCCCAAGGAGTAATATCAGTTTGCAAACCATTGCAAACCAACTAAATTCAACATTTGGAGCCCTTAGCCTCATACCTCTTTCTGCTGCAAATCCTCTTTTAGGGAAAGCATCTGCAACCGCAGCAACATATGCTGCAAACGAACAAACTAACGCATTAAATACAACAAAAAATCAAGAAAATGCAGCGTTAAATACTGAAAACACAAATCGAAACAACGCCTATCAAACCGTACTCGGAGTCGCCAACTCTACAGCTGGCGGTGATTACGTCACTCAACGAGACCAAATTAGAAAACTCCAAGGCGTAAACGATGCAGAAAAAACAAGGCTAGAGGATTATTTCAAAGCGTTTTATACAACAGAAAAACTTCAGCCTTGGGATCCGAGCTTAGGTGCTAAACCTGCTTATGGCGACTTTGATCCCAAGTACTACAAGTCAATCAACCCGGCCCTGGAAGAAAAGTGGAAAGCTGCCGTTGCAAATGATGACATTGACATAACCCAACGATATTCAGAGGGCACGTATTACCTTCAACATTACACAATGCAGGGAAAACCTGCGGGCATGCGTGGTAATGCGGCAGAGGCAACAACAGCTGCCAACCAATACGTTGAACGTAAACCAACCGACAGTGACATTCAGGCAGTGCGTAGCATTCAGCTCGGTGTAAATACTGATACACAAACCAGCCGACTCCTGGGAGTGCCACAAGTTGCTAGCGAATGGGAAAAAGCAAAATCAGGGGACACTTATTGGGCAGGCTTAGCAAAAGAAAAATTCCTGGACCCACAGAAACCAGATGAGTTTGCAGCATTGTTCCGTTTATCCCAGCGGCCGGAAGACAAACAAGTAAGTTTTAATTACAACTTGAACGCCGGGTACGGTGTGACAGAGCTAGAAGACGCAATCACTCAGGCGGTAGGCGACAGAGCCACAGTCGACGCCAAGAAGTTTGGCGCACTAACGCAGAGTGTATTAAAAGATACAATTGCGGAAATGAAGAAGGCTAAAGGGAAAGAACAAATGCTAGGCCTTATGCAAGGCTTCTCCAGCTTTAGAGAGATTGTGGATATAAATAAAGAAATCAGCAACAGTATCCTCGGAGATTCTGGCGTTGGCGGTATCCTTGCATTTACTTCTGGTAAATCATCACAAGAATCCCTGGAAAAAAGCCTGCAAAATATCACGGGTGTTAACAACAACGTTACGTACAACTGGCAACAATGGTTTGATAGTGAACTAAAGAAAAAATACGAACAAGACGTAGAGCTTGGCTACAGTACGGAAACCGCCAAAGATACGATCAAAGTTGAAGCACAGTTTGCAAGAGATTTCATAGACAAGTATCTGACGCCACGTTTTAATACGTCGCGTTCAATTAGTGAGTTCACCGAGTATCTTGACGTACGGCAGAAAGAACAAAACCCATTCCAAACGCAGGACATGCTTAACGCTGTTAGCCAAGTGGCGGATTTGCGTGCAGGCGAATTCTTGTCACAAGTGCAAAATGCACCCGATCGTTTCTTCAATACTGATTTCTACTTTAACCCAACAGGTGACAAGGCAAGAACCGACGCTTATTCACAGCAAGCTCAAGCAGTGGCAGAAGATTGGGAAAAAGCAAAAGCTGGTGATTCATACTGGGCAAGCCAGGCGTATCGCTTTGGTGTTGATCCAAATGATAAAAAACAATTTGCACGCATGCATTTCCAGGTCAAAGGGAAGGGCATGGGTTACGACGCAGCAGAGGACATCTTGAATGCTGGTAAAGTGCAGGATGAAATTTATAACAAAATCTTGCCTGCACTTAAAGAGGAATCTTTAAAACAAGGAACAATCTTTGGTCAATTTATTACACCAGAAGAATTTGCTGACGAGGTATTGAAAGGCCTGGATCCTAATGACAAAACTACCTGGCAGGAAGCACTAGACACAGTTGGCCTCAAAGATTTCCAGGGGAACATTGATGAGTTCAGGGATTTGGTATCTGAAACTTTACGCACGGGATCGGCGCAAACAATTAGGGAGCAGATCAAATACCTTAATGAAAAAGGTAAAAAACCAACGCAAAAATTATTGGGCGTTGAATATATCGAACGGCCTGAAGATTACAAAACCGATTCAATTAAATCGGAAACACAACTATACAAAACGTTTCAGCAAGCTGGATACAAAGGAACGGAGGACGAATTCTATAAAGATGTATTCCCTGATACCGATAGGACCGAGCAACAGCTCCTTACCAAGGCAGGCACTGGCTCAGCTTTTGAAATGAACAAGCTTGATTTCAGTGATCCATTTGCATCCCTTGGGACACTGCAAGGTTTCTTTGGTGATCAAGAAGATACTTCAGACGAAGACACTGCGGACAAGGAGAAAAGCATCTTCAACTTAGGATTGGATGATGAAGAAACAAACTACAAATCAAAAACAGGCAGTGACATTCTTGGTGAATTTACCTCTATGTTTAAAGGGTTCTGATGTCTGATAAACACCGGAAAGCAGCGAGCGCTGCACGTTTAGCAAAAGACAAAATGTCTTGCAACAAACCACGCCGTACTCCTGGGCATCCAACAAAATCGCATGTGGTTAAAGCATGCAAGGGAGGAGAAGAAAAAATTGTACGGTTTGGCCAGCAGGGCGTTGAAGGTGCAGGGAAAAACCCAACTACAGAAAAAGACAAAGCTCGCAAAAAATCTTATTATGCGCGCCATAATGCGCAAGATTCAAATCCCGACATAATGTCGGCTAGGTATTGGAGCCACCGCGTAAAATGGTGACGCACCATTTGACTCCTCATGGTAAAACCCAAGTCTTCTTCTGTTGTCAAACTTGAGTCTCGTCCTAAGAAGACTCGTCAAGGACAGGGCCAACACTCACTTCCAAATCACGGTCGCAAGAAAACACGCGGACAAGGTAAATAAATTGTGTATGATTGGAAGTAACTAGCGTTACTTTCATGTCGGATCTTTCTGCTGCGCTTAATTTGATCCGTAAATATGAAGGCTTTAACGAACAAGCTTTCTCGGATCCATACACAGGGAAAGATCCGTACACCATTGGTTATGGCACACAGTTTTATCCAGACGGTTCTCCGGTAAAACGTGGGCAACGCTGCAGTCCACAAAAAGCATTGGAGCTGTTGTTTCACGAAACAAATATCATTGACACCCAGCTGTTAAAGCTAAATCTAGGTCTTGATGACGGCATGCAGCAAGCGTTGGTTTCTTTTATCCACTCCATTGGCTGGGAACCTTTTCTCTACAGCGCAATTATCGACTGCATTGAACAAGAAAATTACTGTGGCGCCGTAAAAGAAATAGGAAGCTGGATCTTTAATCCCGACCATCAAGTCGTAGGAAACTTGTTGGATCGCCGCCGAGAAGAAATTAATCTTTTTCTTCGAGACGTTGATGCAAATCCCTGGTCATCTACCGAAGTGTTATTGACAGCGTTTCGCAATTACGCTGGAGCATTTCACCAGGTGCAAGCTATCCGCCGTCTTGAAGAGCTAATCAGTCCCTACATTCTTGCCGAATTTGCTAACCGGTTCTGCATTGATGAAAATCCTTGGGCGGATCTTTCGATCGAAGAAGCAGACCTTGCAACCAACAGCTAGCATTAGAATAATTGCAACATGCAAATGAAGGCTGGAATGGAGAGGTCAGTCGAGCCCAGGGAGTTTGAACTTCCGCTAGAACTACAATTCTCCATGCGCAAAGCTGAGCTTGCTGCGCAGGAAATGACGTGGGAAGAATTGCTGTACACACTTTTAAACCTATACCACCAGCGCTTGATGGAGTGGTACGCAATCAAAGATATTCTCGCGGCAGAGAACATCTCAATTGACTTTGACATTCCCACAGATCTGGAATTAGCAGAACTCGCCGCCGCTTGTGTTAGCGACGACGAGGATGACGAAGACGACGGTGAGCTTCAGCCCTTTTGACATTCGTCCAAAATAATAAGGCGGTTGAGGTACCATTGTGCTTTCTTCAATGATTCTGTCCCGCCTTTATGCGACTCACGCCAGATATACTTCATGCAATTGGCCTTGCAATAACCACGGAATTCTTCGGTGGTTAAAGCCGCCTCAATTGCTTCGATGCACTCGATGCCCCCATCGGTGTAATGTGACGGATGATTGACCACATCCCCCTGGAGCACAGGAGCTTCTTCTTTTGTTAGCCAGGGTACCGGGCAGATGCCGTCCTTGCAACCAGCGTCGTCTTCTACCGGCTTAAACCACGACGTTTGCGAGACTGTTCCAGCATCTCCTCGTTGGGTCCCTCCAGGTCCAGCACTAACGCCCTGGGCTTCGGTGAGGCTCCCATCTGTAAGCCCTGCTCCATCGATGGGATGTACCCCGTCATTCCAGGACGTTGCCCCTCTAGATGCAGCGGGTTCCTCTCCAGTCCTTGTTCGCATGCAACCAAGCCTCGGTTATACATATCTACCAATGGTACATCATTTGTCTCGTTGTCGAGGGGTGCACCAAAATCTTCTTCACCGAGGCAGCGGCACTTCACCTCATCCTGGATGAAACTATCTAAGAAACCTGCAACGCCATGCATGGCGGATACCCTGGTTGATTTACTCCTTCTACAATGATACTATGGCAAAATTCTTTGACTCCACCTACGATCCAACCCTTGACGCTGGTACGTCTGGAGCCGAAGTCTCAGACCTAAATCCAGAACAGGCGTACGATACGGACTTACGTCGATTTCCTGCGGAAGATCGGCAAGCTGTTGAATCTGTAAATGATAATCAAAACCGTGTAGGTAAATTCATAAGAGCAGCTAAAACCGCTGGAGCGTACAGAGTCAGGGCTGGTATTGCTGAACCAACCATCCGTGGTAAAACACCACGATCAGAAGCAACAATCGATGGTGTCACACTGCCCAGCATGGGAGATTCTGGTGGGCGTGCCGGAAGTACCGGTTACGCCCGTAAACCACAACCAAGTTTTGGTAAGCAGTTTTAGACCTGGGAGAACACTACGTTACTTGGTTGATCTTGATACTTGCCCTTACGGTCCTGGTAAGTAACTTCACAAGGATTTCCTGAGTGGAACAAAAGTTGCGTGATACCTTCATTCGCATAAATGCGATTGAACAGGCCAGTGCAATTACTGATCTCAAGCGTAAGGTAACCCTCCCAACCAGCTTCGGCAGGTGTGATGTTAACCATAATCCCCGATCGGGCATACGTAGATTTGCCGACAGCTACCACGCTGATGTTGCCTGGTAACTTCAGACGTTCATAAGCAACGCCAAGACAATATCCATACGGAGGCAGCAGGAAGTATTGACCACGTTCGTCCTCCTGAAGATCGGCTGGCTTCAGAATGTCAGGATCAAAGTCCTTTGGATCGCAATCCCCAGCTTGCACACGGCCAAAAATCAGACATTGACTTGGAGACAAACGAATGTCATATCCGTATGAGCTGAGGCCATAGCTCAGAAGTTTCCGTCCATTTTCCTTGCTGACCAGGTGATCGACAAATGGATCGATCATGCCATTTTCAAGTGCTTGCTCGCGAATTTCCCAGTCTGCAAGGATGCTCATAATTCCTTCTAATCCTTTTCAGTATAAGGAAATCAACAGAGGATGAGCCCCCTTGGTTCGTAGATATCCTTAAATCGCTCAATGGCTTTTTCCGTATCAGACATCGGCGGCAGGTAAACCAAGAAGGATGTACAGGTTTTGTGATTGGCTACCCCCGTACTTTTGCGCACCGTTAGCGTCGGCGGTGTGCGCAAAATGCACATAGGAAAATCAAAAATCTTAAACTCGTAACGAATCATGTCTGGGCAGTTGGTGAAATACAAGCCCTGACTTATCTCTCTTGCGAGCCAGCTTTTGTACATCTTGCGGAACCACACCGCATGTGATGACGCCAAAGTCGGAGAAGAAGACCTGGTCATCTTCCAACGATCATTCTTTTTATCCCAGAAGTAAGCACCGCTGGGAGGAAACAAATAAACCTTGCCATGCCACGGTTGGCAATTGAGACCGTCATCGGAAGGAGTGTAATACTCCTTTGCCTCTACCCTTTCGTTTGCAAAATCAGAACTTGCGACATCAAGATCAATTCCTTCCAGGACCGCATGTGCTGCCGAGATTAAGTCCGGACTTGTAATAAGTTCACGATCTTCGGCATGCGCTTTGACGTTTTCAATTCCCATTAGTTTTCCGACACCTTGTTGTAATCAACTTCCAGGTAACGCATGCCCTGTGCATCGTTAATGATGTATCCAGCTTTTTCCGTTGGATCAATCTTTTGAGCGGCCCCAAGAATCCGCCTAAATGTCTCAGCCATGTCGCCATCATTGTTACGCTCGCACTCCTCCTGGGCTGCGTGCATCTCCTTGAGTGTCAAAAAAAACATTGTGCGATCAACAGTATCAGGCTGAAACACCATCACTCCTGGACCTTCGCACTCCCACATTTTGAAGTAGTGCTGCCCCATATCACCAAGGATCAGCTTTAGTGTGGCATCGAGCATCCGTACTTTCGTCTGGTCTAACTCAGGCCCAACGACAGATGCAATCAGTTGTTCACGACGATTCATTTTTAATCAATCCTTGTTTTGTTAATGCTTCCAACAGTTTATTTGTTGGCTTGTACAAGACGACCATCTTGCCTAGGATACCGCGTTTTTTGACGAGGCGTCCATTGTCATCTTTAAGTTTTTCAAATTCGCCAGACCTAATCAGATACTCAGCCACACATCGGAGTCTTCGTTTAAGCGGCAACTCAGCTTGTGGGAATTTGCCGCAGATCGTATCAGGTATTAAATCCTGGAACGCAAGACGCAATCTATTGGCAAGTGTCATGCCAAAGTTCGCATCTTCTTCTTCGTAATTTTTTAAGTTTTCCAAGTATCTTTGCAGGCACCCGTCGTCAAAAGATCCTTCAGGCGGCAAAAACATTTCCACTTGATTTGCAAGGGATTCCGGAAGTGACTCCCTGTAATTCTCCAGGGTCACAACCTGGATCTCAACCCCGCTAAATCTGTGTGGCATTACTTGATACGATCCGGACTGGTCGGCATGTACATTTTTAAAGACCTATTATCAGTACCAATAAAATCCCGGAAATCGCTTTTGCGAGTCTTGCAAAATTGTTGGATCACCTGATTCCAAGGGATGCGAATCACTGCTTTGCGACTTGGGTCAGGCGAAATGTTGATGTAGTGCACGCCTTCAACCCAACCTTTATCAGGCGTTTTGCGTCCTATTGATACCCAGTTTCTAATCGTCTGGTCAGATACGCCCAGGCGTTTGGCGCACTCCTCAGTAGATACGTATTCATCTGCGTAGATCTGAGGATTCAAAACGTTTGTTTCTTCTTCCCCATAACGGCTGTGCCACATAGACGACAAGATATTGCGGATGCCTTTAAGCTCTGACGCAATATCTTCCAATCCTTTTCTTAGTCCGTAATTCATACCAACAAATCCTCTCTATAGATGCTAGTGTATGGGAAAAGATTTTGCATCATGGAAGAACAAGTTCCCCCTAGCCAGTATCCAGTTCCAGAAGGAGCAATCACTGTGGAGCAGCTGGAAGAAATGAAAGCACGCGCTCGTGAACTGGCCGTGCGTCAGGCTCTTACCAACCAGATGCAACCAACTGGCTCATTCCCTGGTCAACAACCAAGGGTTGTTTACGTTCGGCGCAACCTTACGGTCGCTGAATTACTTGTTGTTTTCCTCATTTCTTGTGGAATTGTAACAGGAATTCAAATGACTTGGAATGGAATTTCTAATTTCTTGCCAAAAATTGAGGTGAGAGTAAAGTGAGCAAGGCCATCTATAATTAGGTATAATACTGCGCAGTACAAATAAGTGGCAAACAGACGCATAAGCGAATTCGATTCAATCGACGGCGCCGATATTGTCAACGAGGATCTCATGACGCTGGTCCACGTATTTGAAGTGGATCCATTGTTGCGCAATAAAAAAATCACTTTTACGCAGTTTAGAGAATACCTTAATCAACATTACGCTACCGTCACTGGGGATACAATTAGCGGAAACATTGTTATTGAAGGCAACTTAGACGTTAGTGGTACTGCAGCTTTTGGTACAACAACTGCTACAGGACTAAGTACATTTAATGCAGTTGTTATTCAGAACACTTTAAATCTCAGTGGAGTAGCTAGCGGAACAACGTTTACCGGAGCAAATGCTAACTTTAGAAACGGGCGCTTTACAACACAGCTTTCCGGCATTGTCATTACTGGAGACACTATTCGCTCAACCACTGGTCAATTTCAATCTATTACGGGAGCCACCGGGACATTTACATCTGTTATCTCAGGCGTTACGGTAACTGGAGATACGGCTCGATTCACAACAATTACCGGTCAAACAATATCGAGTCAGTCAATTTCTGGAGTATCGGGTACGTTTAACGATTATGTATCCGGTGGAACCATTACTGGTGTAAGCGGGCAATTCACAGAAGTTACTGGTGGCACTTTAAACGTAACAACAGGAACTGTACAAGTTTTAACTGTTAATAGTCAAGCAGTTCAAAACAACTTGACTGTTACCGGCAACATAGTAACAAACGGTACAGTCACAGCAAGTGGCTCTGTTAATTCCAGTGGCAATCTAACTGTTAATGGTTCTGGTTCTTTTGGATCAGGGCTTACGGTCAGTGGTACTTTAAGCGGGGCAACTATTACCGGCACTACCGCCATATTTACTTCAGTTAATGGCGGTACAGGTGTTTTTACAGTACAACTTTCAGGCGAAAATATTACAGGATCGGGAGCAACATTTAGCGTAGTTACTGGAATTTCCGGAACATTTACATCCCGAATTTCAGGCGCAACTATTACAGGAACTAACGGACGTTTTACAAATGTCACCGGTACCAACGGAACATTTACTTCCCTGTCAGGGGGCACAATTACCGGTGTTAGTGGTTTGTTTACCAATATAACCGGCATTAGCGGTGGGTTTACCGTACTTACAGGTGAAACTGTTACGGGTAACCTGGCTAATTTTGTGTCAGGTGTTTATACCTCTGAGCTATCAGGCGCAACAATAACCGGGAATACTTTACGGGCAACCAGTGGTGTTTTTCAAAATTTAACAGCAGTCAACCAAACTTTCTCGGGCAATCTTACATTTTCTGGTACAACCACTACCCTTGGTTCAGGGTTGTTTGCTTCTGGTATTAATGTCACAGGCACTGTAAGTGGAATAACAGTTACAGGAACCAGTGGTCAATTTACAACGGTGACGGCAAATACTGGTAATTTTGTTTTAGCAACAGGCACAACTGCTGCTTTTGCCACCGGCATCTTTACTACAACGCTTTCCGGTTCAACTGTCACTGGAACCACTGCGCAATTTATTACAGTCACGAGCACAACCGGAACATTTACTACACTTACCGGCACTACAATTTCAGGGGCAACTGCTAATGTGGGAACAGGAAATTTCAACCGAGTTTCAGGTGCAACGGTAACTGGTGCAACAGGTGCATTTACAAATATCACAGGAAGCACTCTTAGAATCACAACTCCCTCTGGCGGAACTTCTGCGGTCATATGCTCTGGTATATTTGAAGGTGGAGTTTCGGGATTTATTATTCAGGGCCCCTTGATAATCCTTCCTTAATTTTTTAGCTTAGAATAAATAAAACGGTTAAACAACAATGCCATACGGTTCGATTAAGGTAGATACACTCACATTTACCAACGCAGGCGTAGATAAAAGTGTTTCAATTTCTGGCCTAGTTCAAAACCCCACTTTTACAGGTAACGTAACAGTCACCGGTACTGTTTCCGGTACAACCGTTCGTGCCACCACTGTTAGCGGCGTCACTATATCTGGAACAACTGCTAATTTTGCTGCTGGTGTTTTTTCTACACAGATTAATAGCCCGTTACATATTGCATCTGGTGGTAGCGCTGCCGCACCAAGTATTCAAATTGGTACAGGTACCAGCATTGCTCCAGGTTTGTATAGCCCTGGCACAGATCAACTTGGTTTTAGTACAGGCGGCGCTTTTTGTTTAGTTGTTGATTCCGTTGGCAACGTGGGGATTGGTACGGTTTCTCCTAAAGCGGAATTGCATGTGAATAATAGTACGCTTACTAATCCGTCTTTAACATATGGCTCTACAGCTGGACAAATATTCCAAAATGAAAATAATGAGCTTGCATTTGGTGTTGCAACAGACCCCAATTATTCAACATGGATACAAGCTCGCCGTGTTACTAACCTTGCTTCAGAACTTGCAATTAATCCTCTTGGTGGCAACGTAGGGATCGGAACTTTAAATCCAACATCGCTTCTTCACTTAGGCGATTCAGGTAATATTACCGTAGGCACGACTACGGGTACCAAAATAGGGACAGCTACGACACAAAAAATTGGCTTCTATAACACCACGCCTGTAGTACAGCCTACTGCTGTTGCTAACGCCACTGATGCTGCAACTGTCATTACACAACTCAATGCGTTGTTGGCCAGAATGCGTAATCTTGGTTTAATTGCCACCTAATTAATTTACTTGCCTTAGAGTTAACAAAAAGCCGTAAGTCAAATGTCAATAAAACTTGTAGATGCAGCTGAATTTTTTAAAGGGCTGCCTCATCAAATTGACGCATTTAACTGGCTTCAGGATCAGGTATCAACCTCGGTCCTGGAGTCTTTTGCGTCTAAATACCGCAACGCAGATAAACCCAAGCCTGACCAAACTTTTGAGAACAGTTGGGACGGTGTCCTGGCAGCAGCAAAAGCAGCAGGTAGCAAATATCCAGAAGTTGTTGCGGCACAGTGGGCGCTTGAATCAGGCTGGGGTAAGCACACATCAGGTACCCACAATTATTTTGGATTAAAAGGAAGTGGTTCTAACGTCAACACCCAAGAGTTTTTGAACGGGAAGTGGGTCACAATCCAGGCCGGGTTCATTAATTTTCCCGATCTCTACACCTGTGTTTGCTACCTTATTGAGCGCTGGTACAAAGACTTTGGTCAGTTCAAGGGAGTTAATCGCGCCAAGAGTGCGGATGAATGCGCCAGGCTTTTGGTAACCGAAGGTTATGCAACGGATCCAGATTATGCAACAAAATTAATTGCAATTTTAAACAAACAAAACAAACCCTCGCAACTAGAAACGCCATCTCAATTCAATCCCAGGAGCCCCTTCACCACCAAAATTACCGAGCACATTACCTATGGTGAATTAACACTCAACCAAGAAGCTCGTCGTTTTACCAAGCAACACCAGTGTGATACAGCCTTGGAACTTTGTAAGTTTTTGGAAAAAGTGCGGGCTCAGTTTGGAAATAAGCCATTGGTTATTACCAGTGGATCCAGGCCTGAACCAATCAACTCACAAGTTGGCGGCTCAAAAAATAGTGAGCATACATACAATGCACCATCTAAAGGTGCAGTAGATTTTTACATTGATGGCGTCAGTGTCTATACTGTGCAAGATTGGTGCGAAAAAAATTGGCCGTACTCTTTAGGGTACGGCGCAGCAAGAGGATTTATTCACTTGGGAATTAGAGAAGGTCGTCCCAAAGTTAGGTGGGACTACTGAGTTCTACCTGTCAGCGCATCTTGGCGCGACCGATAACAAGACCAAGAATTTCAATAATCTTGTACGCTTTACCGACAAGTTTGTCATCAGCAGGCGTTGGAGTCAAGGCGCAAATAGCTGAGCATGCTGCATGAATAGCAAGCGCAACTTCAAAATACTGACTAAGTGTTTCCATGGGAAGAGTGTTTTCTTTATTCTAAATTACTTGATCTATAGATATAGAAAGATTTAAACTCATCATTGATTTTCCAACGAATGTCTTTATGACGTTGAAACCACTTTTTCCAAACTTCAAACTGTTTTTGCGGCAAAGAAAACGTGAAATCATAACCTGTTCGTCAAAGGGATAAAAAGATCGGGAAACTTGTCGGTGTCCTGATGCTCGGACTCCCAAGCCTGCCGCCATTCTGACAGGGAATGGTCGTGAATTGATGTAAAAAATTCTTCTTCATTACCGGCTTCCGCAAAGATTGCATATTCTGTTTCTTGTTCCGATGGAATTAAATCGCCAATTAACCACGTAGAAGTTGACAGCACAGTAAGAGTTACGCCTGAATTTATTTCGCAAAGTAATTCAGTAAAACCATTGGGCTGCTCAGTGCTACTTGAAACAATGGTATCTGTTGCAACAGGAGAAATAACGTTGATTGTACGGCTATAATCAATTGCTGTTTCTTGTAGCAACAAACCGATTTGATTTTCATCTTCTAGTCCAATAAAAAGTTCTGTTGGAGAAAACTCGACAACAATTCCTAATTCATAATCAAGTGGTTCATTGCGTGTTGTTGAAACACAAATTAAATAACCGCCTGCGTCTAGGGGATAATAACGATCATCTCCACGATCTAAACGATAAGCTACAAATTGATTATACAGATCAGACTGCGCGCTCATAACCGTACCTAAGTACGGATAAAAGATTCTGTTATTGCTTGTCGTAGCTATTGAATCAGCGTCAAAAATGGCTCGTCCCTGGATAGGAACTGAATCAAGATCATACGCAGAAACTTGAATGTAATTAGGGCGAGGAGGACCTTTGGTAAGAATAATCCACCCAGGATTTTCTAAATTGATCTTAAACCAGTGATTGTAAGTACCTCCACCAAAACCTCCGTTAGATGTTTGACTGGTATCTACGTAACCAACAACTTTATTTTGCGGGCCAAGTTTTCCCTTAAGGTAACGCAGCGAAGTAGTACTAAAAGAACCAAGTACCAGGGGATTTGATTTGCTGCGATTTGCCTGGGCAATAACTTGGTTGCGCGACATTATTTGATATAGTTCCTTTTATCTATTGTAAGTGTGACCAATTTAACCCTCGTCATATTCAGGAGGGGCGGGTGCTTCCAGGGGATGCGCAATGGTGTGTTTATATTGTGTTGCTGCCAGTGCATCAGCTTTTACTTGTTCTTTTGCCTTGTGGTAGCACATCAATTTACTTGGCTCAAATTCCAGGACCAGAGGATGGATGCGGCCAGGGGGGTAGTCCCTGTTCCAGCTGGAGAGCATGTGGAGAGGATTAAAACAGTCAGGGTTTCCGCATACGCGGTTAACAAAGAATTTGCCGACATCTCCCCATGCACACTGGTAGACAGCTTTATGTAAGGACACGTACTCAGACAACTGTTTGGAATAATGAGAACGATAGGAAGGTAGGCAAGCACGTTTTGAATTGCCGGTGATGTACCAACACTCATCCTTGGTTGTCACATTGATTCGTTTCCAGATGGCAGCGTATTTGTGCTTGTAATTTGGATCTAGATAGTTGATGTCAAATCCACAGATGTTATTCCGGATTTTCTGGGCGCAGTAGTAACACCAGTGGTTTTCTTGGTCACGGATGTCGTGGTTGTGTGGGCAAACGTAGCCCCTGTAGTAACCGTACTCATCAAGCGTTTTGTCGTCGCAGCGATTGGCGTTTGGTAAATACCGAATGTTTAACCGTGAGTTGAGTTCGGAAACTTGGGAGATGAGATTTGCCATGTCAGTTTGAGTCCAATGTGAGATTGGTGGACGGGTGTGTCCTGTAGCGGAGGGTCAATTCTTTGCGGTTGTCTCGGTTGAGACACGTGTGAATGACATCTGCACCTTCGGGATCCTGGCTCGTCCGCAGGAAGTAAACGATCCGATGCGCCAGATACCGCTCTCCCCCCAGCCGTACGACGTAGTAGCGGGTGGATGGAACGTATTTGCCAGCCATCTCCCCAGGGGCGTGCCAGCCCGTCTTGCAGGCCCACTGGAGGCCTGATGGGAATTGGTCGGTCAGCTGAAGCTGGGTCTCCAGGTGCCAGAGAGGCGGCAGTGGTACGTGTGGTCTACCCATGAAATCGACAAATGCCCCCTGTTTATCTTTATTAGATTCAAATGACACTTTGCCGAAAGTGTCATTATTTGTCAAGTAATCTCAAATGAGATCCTACTTGAGACACAAAGGACAACTCCATTGTCTCACGGTCTCATTCCCGTCTCATCATGATCCCAATAATGACACTTTGCCGAAAGTGTCATTTCAATTACGTAAGGGTATAAGGGGGGCATTTGTCGATTCCGTAGTTCCCTACCCCTCCAAAACGTACGCAACGCTACAAAAAATCCCCTGTTTCCAGGGGACTCACCACTCTGGGGCCGATTACGCCCCACGTGTCTCATATGCGTCCAGTCTCACGCAACTGCGCCAACCCTGCGTTTTTCCCGCTTCTTCTTCTGCTTCTTCTCCTTTGTTTCCGTTTTTACCTCCTCGCCACCCCCCATCACCTCCTGGAACATCCCCCCAAATTGAGACGCAACTGAGTCCCAACTAAACACTGGATCCGTCACCCGCTGGTAGCAGAGGTCGGCCACGCGGTTCAGGTATTCACGATCGTCATAAAGCTTGCCCAGGATCTCGGCCAGGTGCAGATCAGAAGGACATGGCATCTCACGAGCCATATTCACGTCCACATCTACGTGGTTACAGCGAATAAGTGGGGCATACCCCTCAAAAATCTCCTTGGTACTGGTATGATCCGGCACCACCTGTGCAACACGACAGGCAGCATTCTCAAAATTGACCAGCTCCCATCCACCCCCCTTGGTGGTATTGATGCCGATGTCAGCCGCGTTGTAAATACAATTGAGGAATTCAACGGATACGTTCGGCGGCCCTGCGCTGTTATTGGTCATAATGATGCGACCGTTGGGGTCAAGACCGTTCTTTACCATCTCCCTGCCAAAGAGCGGCATGATGTCCCACCCCTGATCCTTAGTGCCGCAGTGCATATACAACTGTGCATCTGGACGGCCAACTGCAAATTTTGCAAACGCAGCAATGGTGATGTCCATCCGTTTGCGGAACTGATTCCTATTTGCGTTCAGGCAAATGAAGATATCTTCCGGTAAACCAAGTTTTTTCCGTGCCTCCTTCTTATCCATGGGATAAAAGAGACCAGTATCCAGGCCATGAGGAATAATCGTTACCGCTTTGGTAATACCCGATTTAAAGAATTCGTATGCGCCAAATTCCGTAAACGCAATCAATGCGTCCCAATTATTGATGTGCGGATCAATGCCCCCAATCCAGTTGTAGCTATCCATGGTGAGATAACCACAGAACTTAAACTTCTTCTGCTGGTGCAGATCTTGAATACGCTTGTACTGCTCACTAACAATCCAGGGATCGTTCAGACTGAACACAATGTCAGGCTGCTCTCGCTCAACAATTTCCCGAATGCGATCTTCGCCAAATGCTGCCTGCTGGAATCGATTGGACGCTGGATACATCTTGAAATCTTTCTGCTCATCCGTTGGATCTCCATGCCAATTACATGCGAGCACCACAATTTCAAAGTCGTCCTTAAGGCGTGGAAGAACAGCGCCACTCACCCGGCCAAAGCCGGTCATTGCTGCGAAGTCAGCAACCCAAAGGATCTTAGTTTTTTTAGTCATTTTAGACGAATTATCTCGCTTTACTATACTCAATTCGTCGGTGTAGTCGACCGTACCAACTCTTTTTGTTCAGTTATTTTTGCTTTCAATTTCTTCTTCAAGAACTCAGCCGCTCGATGCGTCTGAGTTGTATCGCCACAAGTGTAGAGATCGATTGCACAATACCCAATCTCCGGCCAGGTGTGCACAGATGCGTGGGATTCCGCCAGCAACGCCAGTAGTGTCACACCTTGCGGTTTAAATTTTTCACCAATAATGCGCAGGATAGTTGCGTTGGCCATTACCAAAGAAGTTTCAAGCAATCGTTGAAGTTCTTCGTAATCATCCAAAATCCCTGGATCACACTCATAAAGATCCAGGATTAGATGCCGACCATTTCCCACTACATTAATGCATCATTCTCTATTGTCTCATTACTTTGTGCAAAAAGTTCAGGGTACTCTCCTTTATATCGATCAGGGTTTGTTGCAAATTCCACAATCGACGGATAGGTTGCATACCTGGGCGCATTTGACGCCTTAAGTGCAACATTGAAAACCTGCATACCACCTGGCTGCTTCTTGGAATAGACGTTCATTTTCAGCTGATGCTTACAGATATCAAGGAACAAGGGCTCAAAACGTCCACGCGACATGATGTTGACGTTGGAGTTACGGCAAAACTCTGCGTAGCTTGCGTACAACCAACGGTCGTGCTTGTCGTAATAACCACCCGTCCCACTTGCGTTTGGTTGACAGACACCAACAAAAACCGCTGCACCAGGCTGAAACACAAGCTTGTGATCCATCCAATCCAACAGTGGATTGGATCGCAGACTTTGCGTCTTCTCATACTTACGGAAGAACTCAATTTTCTTACCGGTCTCCATCAAGTAAGAACGCATGTCATCCTCCGTCATATCCAACAACCAGTTCACCAACCCTGGCAGCAACGGAGCAAAGCTACCCTGCGGCTTCCCCTTGGAATCAAACTTGATCAGTTCTTTTTGTTCCGCCTGACCGCCTTCAAATGGGCGATCGAACGGGATAGTAAGACGGCGACGAGCAAGGCCAGAAGTGTAATCGGTTGACTGAATCGCTTCATTTGCCGTGATCATCACCATCCCATGGTACTGGAATGGGTCTTGTCCTTCGCTCTGATACTTACGTTCACTACGGATCCAATCATTACCCGTAATTGCCTTCAGCTTGGAAACCGAACCGCCCCACCTATCCGCATCTTGGAACAGCAGTAGTTTTTTACCCATGTAACCAGCGGCTTCAAATCTATTCTTTTCCAAATTCTCAAAGTCTGTGGAGTAGGTATTTTGCTTACCAACCAGTGCTACGGCCAAGTTTGCATACGTGGATTTACCAGATTTACCTGGGCCCACAATCTCAATAAACTTCTGAATCTCGTAACGTCCCAGAAGCGTGGCACGCAACCATGCCCTAAGTACCAGCACACACTCCCAGTTACCACGCTGGGAATCTTTCAACCATTTAATGATGTCTTGACAATCAGCCGCTGGATTGTACTCATATGGCATCTGTTGCGTAAAGTACATGCCCCGATTAAATGGAAGCAACTCCTTGGCTTCTACATCCAAGATCCCATTAGTAAACAACAGGTAATCCGAGCCGTCATACCAATCTTCAAATACAAGAATTGCCTGCAGTTGTTGATAGACATCCAACATCAAATTGGAACTAAAGCCGCCAGGCAGTTTAAGAAATTCCAGCTTTGAGCGAATGTCTCCAAGCGCTTCAATTTTTGTCAGCGGAGACCACAGCCCATCACTTTCTTTACCATAAATAAAGAATTGACCATGGGGTTGACTGAAGCGCAAATTTCCGCTATACAACGAGCGCAGTCTATCAACAATTTCATTTGATGGCGGGTTTTCTGTTTTCCCTTTCTTTGTTTCTGACGTCCATCCTGTCGTTGACAGCTCCTGCGTCCGCTCTTGGCGTTTCGGAGCGCCAGCACATTCAACACCTGGAGCAGTTGCGAGAGTCATTTGAAGTTCTTCCTGATCAATTTCAGCCAATAATTTTGAAGCATGATCTAATGTCGCATCATCAACACTCATCCCCCTATAGTCTTGGGACGGCTGCCAACCTTGTTCACGAGCAACGTGAATCAATGAACCAATGCTGCGACCAGAACCACGAGTAAACGACAGCCACCGCCGGTGACACTCCCCCTCTCTATACTTCTCCGACTGCTTGGACCAATCCTCCCATTGTTCCAGGAGGGATTCATCGAGATTGTGTAGGGATTGCCCGACCGTAATCCAAATGTCATAGTCATCGGCTGCCTCTGGAGGCATGCCCCACATTGCTTCCGTTGCCAGTTTGATATCGCGGTCCAGGTCTACAACACTAGTAATTGCAAACCCTGGGCCAATAACCCGCGTAGTTTCTTTTGCAGGAATCCCCTGCTGCACATTTTTATTAATGATGGCATTCAACAAAAAGTTTGGGAATTCAGGCAGCGCAGCTGCCCACTCAAACCCAAGATTTGGCGAAGTGTAATACCCATCCGTTTCCGGATGTAAGCCCATTAACACACCTTGGTGCCGCTTCCAAAGAAGCTCAAGTTTTTCTTTGTCTCTAGATGCGTACCAGGTGTATTTGTTACGGACAATATGTTTATGTTTTTCGCGATCAATTCGATACAGCCGACGTTCGCGTCCCTCCTTTCCACTAAAGATCGTCAGCGTTGGCGGCAGTGCCTCTAAGAATGGCGCATCAGCCAACTCTTCAATCAGTTGGTAGACAGACGGACCATCAATGTCAACCCAAATCAAACCGTATGGATGGTTGTAGACAGGACCACCAAGCAATCCAATTGCTTTACATTTCCCGATGGTCAGCTCATCAGAAATTTCCTTAACGCTAAACGGTTTGTTTTGCCAACCTGCAACGTAAGGATCTTTGTTGGCACCGAGCGGAGTCAGAGGCCAATCGACAGGAATGTAATCAAGCCGAATTTGTCCCGGCTTGAGGGCGAGCTGTTGGGTATTGGTCATGCGTCCACCGATTGCCTGAGTTCTACTTTAAAGGCTTTATGGGCAAAAAACTGCTCCTTAACAAGAAAAAAAGCATGGAGGTGCATAGGGGTGGGCAGATAAAAACAATCCCCATCCACCGCATTCGTCATGCGATTTTGAAGAGTATTCATCCACTCACCAACGGAAATGTAAATTCCCATTGGGGGTTTGATTCGGTTGTTTACTTATCCTAGGGCCCCCAACCCAAAGCCAAGCTTACGAATTCCCAGAGATCTGAGTCTCATTAGACTCGCTAATGATTTTGTAATCTTCCATAATTTTGTTATAAATATCAACAGGATCTTGCCGAGTTTCTATTGCGCATGATGTTGCAACAGACCACGCAATACGCCGTTGCTTTTCCTCGGGCGACAGTTCACTCCATTTTATTTTGAATGTATCCCCAAGATGTTGTTTCATTTTTTAAATACGCAATTAACCCTTCTAATTTTTTAATTTTATCTTGGACATGTCCCAGCGCAAGATTACAAGAATGACACAGCAATCCTCTTATTTTGCCTGTTTCATGACAGTGATCTATGTAAAATTTTTTTCTTCCAGGAGCCCCAGGAGTAGCGGAACGGCATCCAGGATTTGCGCAACAACCGTCTTGAGTTTTTAAAATTTTTTTATATTCACTATACGTTACTCCAAATTTTCTTTCTACTCGCAGTTCGTTTTGGCAATCACGACACATTGATGAATGACTAGCTTTACCGTTCTTTTTTATGTAACCTGATAAACCAAAGCAAGTTAATTGTTTAGTTTCTTTGCAGCGAGTGCATTTTTTAGACAAGATCAGTGTCATGGACTCCACAGTTTTCAATTTGGGTATAGTACTCGGAAACCAACGCGTACCAGTCTTTTCGGAGCATGTTAAGAAAGTTTCGAGAAATTTTAAAGATTTGTGTACGCACAGGCGTTGATACCAAGATTGCCGCTTGTTGTACGGTCATACCCAGAGTCTGTTCAATAGCAATGTCGTATGCAGCAAGTTGTTTGCAAGTTTTTTTAAACTTAAGATGACCACCTAGGAGATCACGCCATTCAGGCGAACCCTTCTCCAAATCTTTAGGCCACTTGCGACTGTAAGGCTTGACGCTGGTTTTCAAATCAGCGAGAGTAAGCTTGTTATTAACCACAGCAATGATATCGGGAGCACCAGCCCAAGCTCGCCCGTCAGGATCGCAACCCCACACACGAGCAACGTCATCAGCGCCAATAGTGAAGTTAAACCGATCAGCAACAGGCGTTTCTGCCCATAATACTTCGTCGAACTGATCCAAAATCGACGGCATGCCCTGCCAAAAGTCTTGATACTCATCTGCAATCTCCGGGGTTTTATTCCCCTTGAGGTATTGTTCCATCCCGTAGTGTATTGCAGTACCTCTCTCCGCAGCTGCCTCCTTAACACCTGGATTATTTTTTGACCACATTTCAAGCTTCCGTTTGTTTGCTTCGGAAGCTGTCTCAGATATGATTGTAGTTACAGACGGGGCTGGACCAGTGGGTAACGGTGTGGTGTAATGCCGTTTGCCGTTAAGCGTAATTCTGGTTGCGGCCCTGTTCAGGTTCCGCATGAGATCCGGTTGCTTATCCTGGAGCTTAATCCAAGAATCCGATAAATCTATGTTAGCAACCATTGACGGTTTTGTATATTATCCTCAAGTTACCACATTGTTTATTAAAATGCGAATGAACAACTTTGTGTACGCAATCTCCAGCATTCTCCTGGCTCTATTGACAGTTGTTGCCATTGATGCTTACCTAATCTTTATCGCCCCTCGTTGACGGTAATGACCGGCCCACAAAAGTTCTTGTACGCAATCCAAGGATGGTGGTCATGCATCTCTTGGATTCTCGTGGAACTAATCAAGGAGTATTTCCCGGATCTAAACCTGCTACAAATCCCCACTCACCCCTCTGATTTTGCATGGTATGCCGAACGTGTTAACGGAAGATTAGCCATGTTGGCCGTTTTTGCTATACTAAGCATTGATTTTTTTACCAAGGACTCCATTTGGCATGTCATCCATGTCTTGTAATCTGACCAGGTTTTACTACGACCTGGATGGTTGGCCCGTTGTTGAGGACATCGAAACAAGTGAGGCTGACGAATTTGAACAAAATCTAAACGACCAAGATATACCCTATACTCGTATGGATATGTAAAAAATTATGTCCACTTGGGAGCAATACTTTAGTCAGGTAAAACCACGGCTTGGCGCCAGGGCACATGGCTTTGAAAAAATCTTTACCCACCTGGATCAACGCACCAATCCTGTCATCATTGAAACAGGTACGTACCGGGAAGAAAATAATTTTACCGGTGATGGTTGCTCGACCCTTCTGTTTGACCGTTATGTCAGTACAAAAGGTGGCAGTGTAATTTCAATCGACATTGATTCAAAGGCCTGTGCGTTAGCCGCCGCCAATACCAGCTACAACACTGACGTTGTCGAATCTGATTCCATAACTTTCCTTTCTACACTGGAAGGTAAAGCCGACCTTTTATACCTTGATTCATGCAATATTACAGATTGGCTTAATGATTGGGAGCCTGCAACGCACCATCTTAAGGAATTGTTTGCGGCTAAAAGTGTCATTGCACCCGGCACTTTAATTGTTGTCGATGATAACATTATCCACGAAGGTACTCGCCGTGGCAAAGGCAGACTGATTTACGAACTCATGGAGTCCTTGGACATTGAACCTTTCCTTGATGAGTATCAAGTAGGCTGGATCTGGATTGAGCTGTAAACTACGTACCTCCAAAATGTCTTTATCTGCCCAAGTCAAAGAAGCAGTTAATCAATCTGCACAACATCTACGTGATGCACTAGCGTTTGCCTCACGCTCCGAGCATCCAATTACGATTGCAACGCTTGGAGAATTGCTAGTGCGCCTGGAATCAGTTGAATCCATGGATGAAGTTTTTGAAAAATTTGGTCGTGGCACAAAAGAAAAAGAGGAACACCACTTCGGATGAAGAACGTTTAACTCGTTTTTTCATGTGGTTACGGCATCAAATTCCAGAGCCATCCGATGGATGGCAACAAAAAATGCAGCCATGTAGATGGGCTAAAATACTGGAAGAACGTAAAAATAATCTTGATGTCTCAAGAGAATAAATATACAAAACCAGAGTTACGCGAAAGTATTAAAGATCGCGTGATGGCTGGTTCCAAGGGCGGTAAGCCGGGTCAATGGAGTGCACGCAAAGCTCAACTTGTTGCTCAGCAGTACGAAAAAGCAGGTGGTGGTTACAAAGGCGGTAAAGGTGAAAAACAAAAGTCGTTGGAAAAATGGAGCAAAGAAAAATGGATGACCAAAGACGAGTATGAAAAAAGAGGTAAAGCTAAGGCCGCAGCAAAGAAATATAAAGATGGCTGACAAAGCAATACAAAAAGGATATACCAAACGTTACCTTCCGGAAAGTGCGTGGGCTTCACTGTCTGAAAAGGAACGTGCTAAGACTGACGCAAAGAAAAAAGCTGGTAGCAAACAAGGCAAGCAATTTGTACCTAACACAGAAGCAGCAAAGAAAGCCGGTAAAGCCGCCCGTGCATCTAAACGTTACAAAGATAAATAACTCATCTATACTTAATAAAGATTCCTGATTACCATGGAAAAGAAAAAAGCTATTCCCTCTAAGAAAGCTGTGCCTCCTGCTAAAGGTAAAGCTGCTCCCCCTGTCAAAGGCAAAGGTGGCGCATCTACTAAACAAACGGAAGCGCGTGACAAATTCAAAGAAATGATTGCAAAAAAGAAAGAAGCTGCCGCCAAAAAGAAATAAAGTATTCCGCTATACTTTGTTTGCTCATATCCACGCTTTCAGTCCAGCAGGCACATAGCATGGAGCGGTATGGAACTTAATTCCTGGCTTGAGCAACCAGGGATTTTTTTTGCTATGCTGCATTGAGTTGCAAAAACACCGTTGAAGAATGTCTCAATTTAATATTGGTGATACCGTCACCAAGCTTTACGGTAAAAAACCTGCAACAATTGTAAGACGGAACAACTGGCGTGGCTCTGAACACAATCCGTGCTGGTATTGCCAGTACTTACCGCCAAGCAAAGGTTGCTTTGAAGCTACTGAACAAGATTTAAAACTGTACGATTTTCCAGAAGAAACCATGAGCGACACAAAAACCCTTTATTCGTTCAAAAAAGAAGACGGCAGCACTGCATACGGCAGTCACATTGGTACCAACTCAAGCAACAATTATTTGATTGAAGAAAAAGGAACAGGAGACATCCACGTTCTTGGCCTTAAAGACTTAGAAGAAGTGTTGCCTTACACTTTTTCTGCATCTATTAACGGCAAAGAAACGCATTATGTTTGCCAACCAGATGCAGTAAACAAAGGCGATTTTCTTCTGTATACAAGTGGCACCACACCGCAGATTGCTGTTGTCACAGCCGTAGACACGAAAAATAAAACTGCCCGCAGCAAGTTTCGTGGCAAACGACTGGTGCTGGATGACATTTAAACTGTTACAATATCATTGATAGAGGCCAGGTCCCTGTGCGCGTTAGGCACATAGCCTAGAAGGCGGCGTTGGGCACATAGCCCAGAAGGCGACACACCTGGCCCATCACACTACCCATGCTGTTCTATCAGTATGGTGCAACGCATGGACCGGAAATTTTCAGTCGCCGCGTTTGCGTACAACACCCCCTAAGCCTAGCTCTCAGACGGTGACCATTTTGTTGACGTCGACAAAATGGTTACTAGAGATGATGCTCAAACCTGGGGGTCACTTAATTACCGGGATGTAGCTCAGCGGTAGAGTGCTGCTTTTGGGAAGCAGATGCCACAGGTTCGATTCCTGTTATCCCGACCTTGCTGATGTAGCTCAGTTGGATAGAGCAGGGTTTTTGTAAAGCTCAGGCCAGGAGTTCAAGTCTCCTCATCAGCTTTAGTTTTATTCTTAATAACTGCCATTTACTCGGTATAGTTATAAGAGCATGTGCAGGCATTAGTGCCAACAAGCCCACGTAAGTTACAAGAAAACCGACAAAGATTCTTGGAATACAAGAAGACTCTTAAGTGTGAGCACTGTGCCCTGGATGATTACAGAGTCCTTGAGTTTCACCATGTAGGTGACAAGGATTTGAATGTATCAAGTATGGTTAACCATGGATACAGCTGGCGCCGTATCCAAGAAGAAATTAGTAAATGTATACCACTGTGCTGCAACTGTCACAGAGTTGAACACTGGGAGGATTAACGCCCAATAATTGGACTAAAACTGTTTAATAAATCCTGGAAGCGAGATCCCGTTTTATCCCACCAAGGACGCCCAACTTTACGTTCACCCGCAACTGAACCATAAGGTACTTGTACAGGTTTGCCACCAAGCACAGCCGTGCCCATACGCGGTTGAATTGTTGGGGTTGGTCCCACGTATGTTGAATAAGGACTTGCCGGTTGATTACGTGTTACCCAATCTTTACCAGTTTGAGCACGATAAACACGGTTAAGTGCTTTGCCAGTTTCTATTGCACCCAAACCTGCTAGCACACCACCAGTCGCAGGAAGAACAGAACCAACCATTGCAGCAGGACGTGCATAACCTGCAGCCCTTAGTGCTTGTAATCCTTTAGCTGTTGCACCACCAACAGCAGAACCAACCGCAGTATTAACTGCTGCTGTGGCACCAGCTTGGGCATAATCCCCGCGAGCTAGTGCATCAATTACAGCAGGATCCATTGCAGTAGCAATAGCACCAGAAGCAAGACCACCCAAACCCAAACCTTGAATTGGTTTAGATTGCTCAACTAAATTTTTAACAGTACGATCTAAAAGTTTATTAGCAGCTTGCGGACGCAATTTATCTCTATTAATAATTAATTCACTCAACTCTTCTTCTGCTTCTCCAAAAGGATCCAAGGGGTCTATTGGTGTTGTGTAAGTATTAAGTTCTTGTATATTACTTGCGTTATATCGAGGATACTCGTACTTGAATAATTTATCAAATTCATCTACTTTAAAAGCAGTGTAACTTGCTTTATCAGATGGAGGCAAAATACCTATTTGACGCAAATCAACTTTACTTGCAAAAGAACCCGAAGGACTTATTCCTTGACCTTGTGCAGGAAACTCACTTATTGTACCTGTTACAGCAGATGTTGAAGGAGTACGAGGCTCCCCAAGTGCTGGCACATTACGTGCATATTTTTCTATTACTTGATAAGGCGTTAAACCTTCTGCTTCTGCAAGACGGTTTAAATTATTAGATAGAATTGTTCCGGAATTTCTTGTTAATTTTGTTGATTGATAATCAAAAGGAAGTTTCTTAGCATTTAATAATGCTTGAATATCACCCGTAGTTAATTCACCACGAGCCTCAATTAAATCTTTTCTAAAATTAACATCTTGCTCTGCTCGACCACTTCTAGAAGATTCAGACCTAATTCCCCAAGAAGGTCCTGTTGTTTTTCCTTCACTTTCAAAAGCTTTTAATTTAACTCTTGGATCGTCTTCTACATCTCCTGTGTATAAATAATCAGCTTGTTTAAAAGGAGAAGCTTCAAAACGGGATATATATAAAGAAGGGTTTGCTGTTTGTATAAATTCGCCTGTTTGTGGACTTTGTCTTTGAGCATAACCATATTGAGGTTTGTTAATATTTCCCCATACTTGACCTGCTTGTGGAACGTATTCTTTTCTTAAAGTTGCAATTTGTTCTTGTAATTCACGAGATGGAGCTTCGCCTTTTTCATTTAACCAGTTCTTTTTTTGTTGTTCATATTGGTTTAAAACAACACCTAATTTATCAACATTTGCTAAAGAACCAGCCGAAAAACGACTTGGTTCTGGGCCAGGAGTAACCGTTACTGCTTGCAATGAACCTTCTGATGAAGGTGGTTTATTTTGTAATAGTGTTTGAAAAGAACCAAGCTCAAAACTAGGCTCTCCTGGTTGAGAACTTAAATATTCTTGATAAAACTTTTTATTTCTGTAAAGGTCATTATCATTAATTTGTTTATTAAAAACTCTACTAAGACCAATTGACTGGCTTAAAGGAATTGTTGGAACAAGAGATTTACCAGCAAGTATACCGCCGCGGCTATAATCAAACATGTTTGGGTCAGCACCAGGAAACATCCTTTGTGCTTCTTTTTGTTTAATTTTTGTTGTATCTTGAATTAAATTTTGAAATGGCAAAAAACTTCCATTGGGTATTGCTATTGCTGCAGCCCCCAAAGAACCAAACAATTTTAAAGCTTCTTCTCGTTGTTGTTTAAGTTCTGCTTCAGTCATTATCCATTTCTCAGCGTAGCTTTAATAAACCAAGCAGCTTTAAACATCTGGCCAACGAGATCGGCCATGTAGTTAGCAATATCAATGGC